CAAGCAACTCCATATATGTATTTTGTGAGGACCAGTAGAACTGGATGTAGTCATTAGCATTGACGGTAACCAAGTCTTCAATGTTGGCAAGCACTTGATTGTTAACGCCAGAGGTGGTAAAGATTGCGGTTGATTCAGTCACCGCTGTGCCATTCAGGGCATACCAGACGTTGACCTGATAGTTGCTACCGCCACCTGTGGTAATGAATTGACCAAGCAAATTGACGGAATATGTACCAGCATAGGCAAAGGTAATCTGGCTGCCAGATACAATGCTTACTCCACTAGAGCCAGCATTAGTGTTAATGGTGATGAGGTTAGCGCTTGTAGCGCCAGCATTGGTCTGAGTGGTAGTGTCGTAGAAGTTGCCGTAATAGCCCAGCGCTCCGCCTGCACCCGTAGCACCTGTGGCACCTGTTGCACCACTACCTGTCGCTCCAGTGGCTCCAGTAGGGCCTGTAGGCCCCGTAGAGCCTGTATTACCGGTACCTGTAGCTCCAGTTACTCCTGTGCTGCCTGTTGGTCCAGTAGGCCCTGTGCTTCCTGTACTACCCGTAGGTCCAGTAGAACCTGTGGCTCCACTTGCGCCTGTAGCGCCTGTGCTGCCAGTGTTTCCGACTGCTCCAGTTGGGCCAGTCGGGCCTGTGCTGCCCGTACTTCCCGTTGCACCCGTGAGTCCTGCTCCGGTTGCTCCTGTGCTACCCGTAGCTCCCACGCTACCAGTAGGCCCGACAGGGCCAGTGGCGCCAGTATTGCCAGTAGGCCCAGTGCTGCCTGTTCCACCTGCTGCTCCTTGAATTCCTTGTGGACCAACTGGTCCAAGCTCAATAATTTGTGGTTGTGTAGAACCAACGTTATAGACGTTAGTAGATACCGGAATGGTTACCGTTGAGATAGAGTTAACTGTAACAGCCATTATTGAACCACGCTAGCGTTGACGGTGAATGTGCCGTTAAGAATCTGGTAAACATTGCTTGCTGAGTCAGTCAGGTTCAGCGCATAGTTGTAGACGCCAGCTGCTAGTGCAGCTGTGTCCGATGCGGTAAGAGCAAGGTTAACTGTACCAAGAGCTGGCGTCAAAGTAGCTCGGCCATTGGCAGTCGAAATCTCGGTGATGGGGTTATTGCTGACGTCACGTACCTGCATGTCAGCTGAATAGCCTGTTAGGTCAACAGGCAGGTTATCAATATTCCATGATGGTGATAGCTGGAAAGTCGTGCCTTTATAGACAGTGATGTTATAGCGTCCTGGATTCACGTCTCTCCTTAAACCGTTGTAATGTATGCGCCGTATCCGGCATTAGTCAAGATACTTGCCTCAACTGGCGTAATGTTGTAGATGTGGCCGCCGAGGTAGTAATAGTCAGCCTCCAGGGTTTGGTCTACACCTGGGGTACGGACACGAGTTACTGCTGTTCCATTAACAAGAAGCGTGTCTCCACGGGCAATACGAAAGCGCCACATCAAACGGCCAAAACCTGCTGGGGTTTCATCAACCGCTGGTGGTGTAAATTGGTATTCCATGTTTCTCCTTGTTAAGTGTGGTAGGCCCGCCCACTATCTGACGGGCCTATCACGGTGACTTAGTTAATTAAGCCTGGTGAATCGAAGATGCGGTTTCGATACGTACCAAGGAAGCGTCACGATAACGTGCCCATCCAAGAACGCCGTACCATCCGATTGGACGGAAACGCATCAACTTATCGACAACTGGTCCGAAGATAACATGTGGCTCTTCAGCTACAGCTTCTGCCAGTGCTTGCTTTCCAGCGACGAGTGTACGGAATACACGAACACCGCCAGTAGCGTTAACGTATGAAGAAGTACCGAAGGTACCGCTAGAAGAACCAGCGCCTGTACCGTCAGCAAAGTTGGCCATACGAGGTGACTCAACGAACATTGCACCTTCGTAGGTTCCGATGGTTCCTGGCCAGAATTCGCCAGCACCTGTCTCGGAGTACTTGTGGTCATCACGCCAGCCACCAAGACCGGTTTCAGCACGCAAGTCGTGTGAGACTTCTGGGTGGATACCAACCCAGTAGTACTCGCCTTGGCGTGGAACAGCCTTGTTAGCGCGGAGCTTAGCAACAGCCAAACGGATGTCACGCGACTTGATAACGTCGGTTCCTTGGATTGACTTGTTGGTTGTACCGTTGGTGTATGAACCAGCATAGGTTGAAACGACAGAGCCGCCAACTTCTGCGATAGCATTTGGTCCACCGGTAAGGGTCTGCAACGCGACTGTATCAAGAGAGTCAGCCATGTTGAAGGCGATGATGTCAGCAATTGCTGGGTCAACATCTGAGAGTGAGAACAACTCAAGCTTACGGGTAGCAAGAGAAGCGTTACCGTATTCGTTGAGTGTTACGGAAACCTGTGTTGTGTTTCCGAGTGCGACTGCATCTGGGTCAATGTCCTCAGAGAGTGCAGTTGTAGCAGCAGCCAAATCTGTGTAAATCTGGAATACTACTGAAGAACCAGGCATAGCCTGTTGTACTGGACGCTTGTCCGCTACGTCGCGGACGAGAGGAACAGCACGGAGAGCGAATTCTACATAGCGGTCATAGGCTGTTTGTACTAAGTAGTTACCTAGCGAGCCAGATGACGAGTCTGTGTATGCGTTGCTCATGCGTTCACCTTCTTTCTATAAGGTTTGTGCGGATGGGTTTAATTGCCGCGAGAGAAGCGTGTGCCTGGGTTGCCGGTCAATGCATTCAACTCATCAAGAGTTTTTGCTCCAGCCAGTTTTGCGGCCAAATCCTGGTCGCGGGTTGGAGTGGTTGCATTCTGTGTAGCAGCGTTGATGCGCTGATACGAGGCAACTTGAGCTTGCGATTCCTCGCTTGCTTGAGCAGTTTCTTCAGGCTTTGCGAAACCGAACACGTCGGCATTATCGCTAAGCCATGCATCAATCTGCTCTGGCGTACTTACGTCGCCAGGAATGAACTTGGCTACCTTGTCAGGTACGCCTTTCTGTGCCAATACGTCTTTGACGGAGCGTGAGCGTAGGTCAGACTGAATGGCAGCCAATTGTTCTGCCAGCTCTTTCTTTTCCTTCTCTGCTCGCTTCAATGCCTTGCGAAGATTCGCAGGACCGTTTGCATCTTGAGTATCTTCGATATCATCGAAGTCATCGTCTTCATATTGGTTTGCCATGTGGCACTCCCTTTTCGTTAGTTGTGACGCAGGCCGCAACGCATCTCAGGGGAAAGATGTTTGGCTCCTACTACCAGTCTTAATACACGTCATCCATGCTGGTCAGTGGTGACGGATTCTTATGTTAGGAAACGCCTTCTTGCGCTCCAAGTAAGCTGCCCTTTGAGGCTCCAGCTGAGCCACCAAAGGCGCCGGATTCTTGTGCCTTGAGGCGGGTTAACTCAGCTTCAGCTTGCGCTGCTCCCTGAGTACCAAAGGTTGCTGCTCCCAGCTGGCCTGCAACATCGCCAGCTTGACCGTATCCGGTGTAGCGGCTAGCTAACGATTGAAATGCTGGAGTCTGTGAAGCAATCTGCTGGAAGCCTTGAGCTGCCTGAGCTTGCGTAATGCCCTGTGCTGCAAGTGACATAGCGCTCATTGGACCAGTACCGCCGAAGGCGATGTTGGCTCCTTGACGGGCTGCTTCTGCTCCGATAGTAGCTGCGTTGTATTCCTGTTGGATAACAGGTGCTGCTACCTTTGGGTCAAGCAGGTGCGTCATCAAAGACGCTGTGCTTAGGCCGTATTGAGATTGAAGCTGCTGAATAACTTGTGGGTCCTCGTTCTGAATAGCAGCTGTAGCTGTATCTACACGCATCTTAACTTCAGCTGGTGAGACGTCCATAGCCATGAGGTTGCCGAGGTAATCGGTAGTCATTAATGGGCTGTTGTTTGGAATACCAGCCATTGTCATTACCTGCTTGTAAGACTGCTCATTCTGAATATAAGTAGCTGGGTCGAGAGGCTGCAAGCCTGCTGCGATACGAGCTTGGTTGCCGCTAAAGCGGGTTTGCCATGCGCTGACAAGGCCAGTTGCAGCTGATAGCTGGCTGTCGCTTAGGCCCAATCCCTTAACCGCTGTCATCGGGTCTGAAGAGTCGATGACGTTGGTAATGGTTGTCATGTCCAAACCATTTTGCATCATGGCTACAATGCCACCAGCAATATCGCCAGTAAGGCCATAACCAGCAAGAACGGCTGCGCCTTGAGTAGCAGCGTCTGTAATATTGGCTGCCTTTACTGCAGCTGCATTATTGGCGTCTGCTGCTTTTTGCGCAGCTACAGCTTTATCAATATCCGCTTGAGTAAAACCGGTTGAAGTTGGAGGAGTGGCTGGCGGTGTAGGTGTTGAAGGAGTCGCTGGCTTTGGAGGAGCTACTGGAGCTGGATTCTCTACTGAGCGAGCAGCTGAATAGCCACCAACGGGTGCTGCTACTGGAGTAGCTGCCATGCCTGCGATGTTGTTTGTAACAATCTGAGACGCTGTTGAGGTAGCTTGCTCCTGTACTTGCTGTGGAGTAAGGTTACTAACAGCAACTGAATCATCAGCTAAACGCGCCATTAACCGAGTCCCATCTTGTTAATCAATTGGTCAATGCCACCAAGGATTGTTGTGTGGGCATTCTGAGTCTTGAGCCATTCGGGTTGAGAACGAACCTGATTAGCAAAATCGTAAAGGTTGGTAGCGGTGCCGTTAGCATCTCCAGCCATAGCCTTGGATACCATTGCGCCGTATCCTGTGGTAGCTCCCAACTGAATGTCGCTTGGGCTTACTTCAAGCAAGCTAGATAAGCTATTGACATAAGGGGAGGCTAGGTCAGACACTTTAGCGCCAGCGTTGATTTGGTCAGCAAAAGGCTTGTATGTATTTATGGCTGCAGTCTTGTACATCTGCTCGTACTTCTGTGCAGCTGCCGGGTCGTTCAGATTAGCTCCACCCTTGGCTTCTTCAACAGCTTGCTTGTCGAAGCTTGAGCTTGTACCGTCTGGGCTGAATTGTCCATATACTCCATATTGCTGAGCTAGCGACTGAAGGTTTGTGGAGAATTGTCTGATTAAACCGCCAGGGCCAGTGGTAGGGTCAATAGTACCATAGTTGGCCATCTGCTTGGTGATTTCAGCATCTGTAGCATTTGGGTGCTGCATCAACCAGTTAGTCATATCCTGACCTGAATCAACTGCGTTCTGGTCAAGAGCTGGAGTTGACTTGATGTCAACCTGTTGACCCAATTGCTGAGGAGTCAAAGAAATGCCTAGCGATTTGGCTATACTTGCAATGCGGGTTTGAGCTGCGTTGTAGTCTGTGTTGTATTGCTCAGGCGCAGAGATGCGCTTAATCTCAGCAAGGCCGATGTCACCAGGGTGGGTTTGTGCCCACTGGGTATTGGCAAACTGGGTGGTAAATTGGTCCTTGCCCCAGTCATTCTTAATGGCTTGGTCAAGCAAGCCACCAGGTCCACCAAGTTCTGGAACGGACATAATAAACTTTGCCTGTTGGCCATACTTAGCAATGAAGTCCTGCTTGATTTGGTCAGCAGTTTCAACCTTGCCGTTGGCGTAATATGTACCTTGGTATCGACCAGTAAATGGATTGCCCTGGAAGTTTAATACGCCCTTGACGGTTTTGTAATCCCCGCCACCGGAGCTAGTAGTAGCTGGTGGGGTTTGGCTGGCAGGAGGTGTTGAGGCGGGAGGGGTTGCTGGAGGTGTAGCTACAGGAGTACCGGCTGCCTTCTTTTCAGAAGCAGAAAGATTAGTTGGAATAGTAGACTGTCCGCTGACAGTCTGTGGAGTCATGGGTTGCTTTGTGCTAGCTTCAGCCGCTGGTGGGTTAAATGTACCACCGGAATTGTTTGGATTGTTATAGTCCTGCTC